ATATCGTACCCACAACGGGGCGAAACCCTTGAAACAAGGGCATTTGAGGGCAAAAAGAGGGCCGCTCGGCCCGTCCCGGAAGTCACAGCAGCAGACAAAGAGGACGGGCTTCGCGGCCCATGGTCACAGTATAGCAGAGACGGCCCCGGAAGGCAAGCGGGCGAGCCGTGCAAACGGGGCGTTAAACCGTGCAAAAATTAACGGCAGGGGTCAAAAACAGGGGTTCGGCGGCGTGGATCGGCGGCGCGGAGGCGTTACGAGCTGTTATTCCAGGCGTTACGACGGCGGCGGCGACCGGGCCCAGGCGCGGCAAAACGACCCTTTCGCAAAGGGACATTTTCAGCAAAGTCGCGGGGACGTGTCCCTTTGCCCGTATTTCCTGGGTTTTCGGGGGGTTCGGGCCGTTTTGGGCCCACCGAAGCAAAGGGACAGTATTTTGATTTAGTTTTTAATCATGGCAGGGCAAAAAAATTAGGCGGTTCCGTCGCGGGCCTCACGGCTCCCAGCGGGGCCGCTTTTACCGTCGTCGCTCCCGTCGAAGTATGTTGAATAAATAGATTCTTTTTTCTGTTCGACGACGCGCTTGTATTTGAAGTAGGCCAAGTCAAAAAGCTCCTCGCGGTGGGAGGGCGGAAGGAGCCTATATATGGCGACGAGGTCAACCTCGTCCTCGGCCAGCGGGAGGCCGTCACACGTGAGGCCCTGGGCGGCCTTTATCTCATCCAGGCCAAGCGGCTCGGCGGGCTGCTTCTCACTTGTTAAATTATCCCCGGTCAAAATCCATTCCATTGATACGCCGAGGATGATCGAGAGCTTATAGAGGGAGAGAGTGTCCGGGATGCGCTTCCCTGTGCAATACTGGCTCAAGGCCGTTGTAGAAAGACCGCTTTTATTACATACGTCTAATTGTTTAAGACCAAGTTCTCTAATTCGCTTTGAGATCCTCGATCCAACATCTGTGAATGTGGCGTCCATAAAATCCTCCATTGTTCAATAAAAATTTAATGAGTGAGGATTCCTCGCTTGACAAATCCTCATTTGTTTAATATAATACTCATAGATTAAAAAATTAAGCAAAGACAGCATAGCACACCACCGACCAAAAAGAAAGAGAAAAGGAGGCGGCGGTAGAGTAAAAGCGAGCGGCGAGGGCCTGTTCACCCCCTTTACTTCAATTCGTTTCCGGCGTCACAAACTGGACACAGCACCACACGGCGGACGCCTCGCCGCCGGATGGGAGCGCCGCAAGAGCAGCACCGATGCTTCGATACTCTACAGAGCGAAGCATAGCGAAAGAAGTCGAGAGAGCTCGCGCGGTTCGGGTCGGCGGGCGCGCCAACACCCCCGGCCCGGTTAGAGGAAGTCGTTCTAAGTTTCATACAAGTCGGCCCTCGCCGTTCGCTTTTACTCTACCATATACCGCACCGAAACGCAAAGGAGGCGATCTCTTTGAGACGCGGCAAGAAGCCAACCAGGAAGCAGAAGATCCGGCTCGGACAAGCGGGCCTCTCGCCGGAGAACTGGCTCGTCGTGAAGCAGAAGCAGAACGGGGAGCTCGTCATCCTCCACAAGCACACGGACACGATCCGGGTCGTCCCTCCCCTGGGACAGTGACCCCCACACACAGAAAGGAAGGAACAGCAGCATGAGAAAGATGAAGAAGATCAACGGCTACCTCGTCGTCAAGTTCAACGCCCGGGAGCTCCGGGAGTACGAGGGGACGGCCCTCGGCGAGTATGGCGTCATCGACGCCGAGCTCTACACCGGCATCCTGGACGTCGACCGGGGCGCGATGGAGTACGACAACGCGGGCAGCATGGAGGAGGCCGTGGAGCTGGCCCGGGGCCTCGAGTCGGAGCTCGACGCCGAGGAGCCCGAGGTCAAGGTCACGATCGTCAAGGAGACCGACGAGACCACCGAGGAGGAGGAAGTCGACGCGCAGCAGATGATCGCCGGATGGGAAAACGTCCTCCGGGGGCAGGTCGCGAGCGCCCACTATAAGGACGTGGACGAGCGCACGGCAGCGCATGAGCTTTACGGCTACAAGGTCGCCCTCCGCGACCTGGGCCTCCTGGATCGGGAAGACTGCTACGTCCTCCCGGACACCTTCGGGGAGGAACGTCCTCGCCGGGAAAAGCGGGCGACCTTCGAGAACCTTCACCCGGAACTCAAGCGGCACCGGGAGACGGCGCAGGTCTACGCCCTGGGGCTGGCGCTGGCGGAGGACTGCCCGGACAATGATTGTCGGCTCTATCTCAACATCTTCAACACGGCCCGGGAGCTGGACGCAGCCCTGGATGACCTGGACGTCGACGGCGCTCCGGCGCTCTACTTACGACAGGCGCTCCGGGTACAAGTCGGGGAGCTTGTGGAGCTATACCGGACGAACTACGCCGTCGAGCTGTACCGGAAGGAGGCCGCAAAAAAAGAAAGACCGCCCGCAGAGCGGACGGTCTCCGAGCAGAGTGTCGGCTCCACACTGGCCGACCAGTATCAAGCGCATTTCAGCCGGGAACGTGTGGTCGCGGAGCGGCTTAGGTCTCTGCTTCCGCAAGACTCCTTTTCGCGGAAACAAGAGCTTGACAACGATCGTTGACAGCTTTTCCGAGCTCGACTTGATTGACAATCCCCTTTGCAACAAGGAGGTCGATCAACGCAGCGAGAACCGGGTCGTTTACGAGACGGGCGCGGAACTCCTCGTTTGCGAAGTCGTTGTCGGTCTTAATCCATTCGTACATCACGTTCACCCCCTTCCTGGGCTGGGAGCCATATCTCGATTATACCAGCACCAGGAAGGGACACACAAGGAGGAAACAGCAGCATGAAAGCAGAACTTAAACGAGCCGCCGACCTCGTCGCCTTCCAGCGGCGCGAGGCCCTGTCTCGGAAGCGGCTCTCGGGAGACCCCCGGAACCCCTTCCGCCCCCGGTATGGCGC